TTAACCATTAAATTTTGGTTGTTGTGGTCTTTCGATTTGTTCCTTACTCTAAAAGGTGTGAAACACTGCATTTTGGTTGATTTAAGTTGTAGGGGGGACTAAGCAAGTCCCCAAACCTACTATAGTCTTATACCTCCTCTTGCTACTCTATAAGAGTTGTATTTTCTTGATTTCTTTTTTTGCATTCGGCTTCTCTTTTTGAAAGCCATGCCTTTTCTTCTAATTCGTTTTGATTTTCTGTATCCCATGATTTCTAAATTGTTGGTGTGCCAAAGTATGGCATTAATCTTGTTGCTTTTACTTCGTTATGTAGATATACATATAAGTGTTCTGATCCTTCTGTAACGTTAAATACTCTATCTACTTCTGTTGCGTCGCACTCTATAAAGTCTTGATTTAAAGTTGGTTTGTTGGCAAATATTCTGCCCATATGCCAAAATTTTAATGAATCTCTAAATTCTCCGTGAACAGTAGATGGAATATATTTGTACTCTGCGTATCGTGGTGTATATCCAAATACTTCTGCGTCTTCGGCAGTATTTTGGTGGTATAACTCTTCGTTATAAATTGGTTGTTCTCCAATGTTTGCAAATGAGGGCCAATAGTAATCGAATTTGTCAAGTTTTTTCCAATGTTTTGGTACTCCTTGTTGATATGCTGTTTTTGGCATTACGGACATTATTCCTATAATGTATCCGTGTTCTTCTGCTCTGTATGATACGTAATTTGATGATCCTACTGAAACTCCGTGTCCAGCCATATTTCCTTGGGGTGTTGGTTCACTAGCGTTAGCAGATGTCTGCAATACTTCACTTATGGTAATTGGTGTGGACGATCCTCCAAGGAATTCTGGCCTTTGAAGTCTAGCGTCTGATGATCTTACGCCAAAGTGAGCTGTTATTATTTCTATGTATCTGGCTCCGCCTCTTGCGTTTCTTTCTAACCATTCTTGTAATCTAAATGCTCTTCTTAAGTCATTTATTGATGATGCTGTAGCACCTGATAAATCTGCTGATAATGATGCTGAATTATCTAAACCTATCAATGTAGTTGAAGGAGTATCTGCAAATAATCTTCCTATTGAATTTGTTTGAAAAGAAGCTAAACCGTCAAATGTTGCTGAATTAATCGTGGCTCCTGTATTTTTATCTCTTATAAAATTGTCTCCACCATTTACAAAGCTAATTGGTGCTGTTGTTCCTAAAGGTATTGTTGCTTCTGGACCTCTTTGTGTCCAAGGTAAAGCTGATGTAAAATAGTCATGTTGCCATGCTCTTTTTTTCATTGAGCTTAGCTCAATTGTGTCTGTATTTGATTGTGTTCCGTCTGATAACGTTACATCTGTTTTAGTTATTAAATTTTCGTCTCTGTAATAATCTTGATAAATTTTTTGATATGCTGCGAAAGGTAAAGCTGATACGTCTGTAAGTTGATTCCCTGTTGGTAATCCTAAGTAATCGGCTAGTGTTTGAACTCCATATTGAGTTGGTATTGTTAAGTCTACGGTAGGGAATGTTGGGTCTGCAAGACCATCTTCTCCACCTGATATAAAGTTTTCCCAGTTTGTCCATAATATTCTGTTTGGTACAAAGAAGAAGTGACAGTATACACTTGCTTTGTGCATGATTGGTGTAATAAGTGGCGCAAATCTTGTCATGTTCGTCGCTTTGATGTTGAATTTATCTCCGGGAACTACTTCCATTACGGAGATTGGCATTAATTCTCCGATTTTTCCTGAGAATTTTCTATCGTGTGATAGGTCAAATGTGTTTGTTTGTGGTCGTGGCATAGCCACTTTGCTAAATATACTCATAATTTAATTTTAGAGGCCAAATCTTTTGGCGATTTTTTCTATTAATGATTTTGGTAATAATTTTGATATGATACCTGTTGTGAACCATGTTGCCATTAGTCCTTGAAATATTTTTTGATCTTCTGGATTTCTTGGGTCCATGTTTAAAGCTGTAAATACTTGTCCTATTTGATCCATTTTTAATCCTCGTGAAGCGTATTCTGCTTCTGTTGTTTTTATGCTTGCTTGAAATCGAGCTGTATCTGAATTTGCTATAATTCTGTCTATTTCATATTGTTTTGTTTTATTTCCTATTTCTAGTTTTAATGAAGCTAATCCGGCTACTGCATTTTGTGCGGCAGTTTGTCCGGGCGTAAGACCTGTTATTCTTGCTGTTTCGGCATTGTTTTTTGCTGTAACTGATTTTAAGTTGTCTATTTGTGTAGCCATCATTACTGCCTGTAAGGGTACAGGGTTTTTTACATTATAAGGTGATGCTTTAGATGGTGATATTGATCCGGCTACTCCTGTGTTTGCTGATCCTGATCCGTATATTAAGTTAGGGTTAAGACCTGCGTCTTTTAATCTGCCCATTTGGGCTTTTGGTGTGTTATATGCATTTTGCATGTTCCAAAATTGTACATTTTGGCTGTTTGCTAGATTTTGTCTTTGTAATGCTCCTCTATTGGCTAGCATATCTGATCCTAATGAGAATGCGCCAGATCCCACAACTCCGCCAAGAGTTGTGAGTTTTCCGCCTGCCATTAATGCTTTGCCTAATCCGGCTAGTAATCCTAGTCCCATTATACTTTTTTAAGTTTTGTTGGTATTGTTACTCCGGCTTTATCGAAATCTAATTCCGATAGTTGTTTATTTGTTAATAAGATGGTATCTTTTACGCCGTTTACTAAATCCTCAAAGTTTATGAGTCTTAGTTGTAAGAGATCTAATTGTTGATGACATGCTACGCAATGTTGTAATACGATTTTACGCGTTGCTTCTTCGTGTTTTTTCTCTTCTTCTGTTTTAAATTTTGATGTATCCATAAGTGTTTTTTTATGAGGTAGATGAAGTGAACTATAATTTATATACAGTTAAATCCATTTTTCCTCTGGTTATATATTTTTCTAATATAGTAATTTTTTTTTTATTTTTTTGTTTTTTTTGACACTTTTTCCTTACCTCCCCTATTTTGCGTCCGCTTCGCTCTTGCTTTTTTGGTCGTTTAGGTTATTTGGTGTCAATTAGCACTAATATATCAAGTATGTTATTAGTGCTAGTGACTTCGTCACAGTTTTAGCCAATAAAGTAGATGAATCAAGTGGAGCCGCGTTCGCAGCTTCACTTTTATAATTCATCAGTCTTTATTGACTTTTTAGCAACTTCTACGGCTTCGGCAGTTGCTTTTAATTTTTGAGCTTTTTGCTCGTTTTCGATTTGCTTTGTCAAATCTTTATGTTCTTGTACAAGTTTTTTCTTGTGTTCCATCATGTCGACGAGGTCGTCGAATCGGGGTATTTCGGTGTCGAAATATTCACCCTGATTTTGTGATGCTCCTAGAGGTAAACCTCTAGAGTGTCTATCTAGTAATTGTCGAATTGATAAGTTTTGATCAGGTATTGTGTTTACAGTCTGATCCATTTTTTTACCTTTCCATTTGTTTTTTGTGTAAGCGTTTTTAAATTTCATAAGTGTTAAATTTTTTGTCTTGTTAATAATTGTTGTTTATTATCTCTTCTGATAATATTTTTATAATGTTCGTGTTCGTCTTTTGCTGAATTGAACATTTCATCGAAATTTGTTTCTTGTTCTTCGATGTATTTTTTATACATTTCTTTAAGTTGTTTTTTCTCAAAGATTTTTTCTTTGTAATATCTAGGCATAGATATGATTTGTCCTGATTCTCGTACTATACAAAAGATTTCTCTCTTTTTGTAATAGTTTTTCATGGCTTCTGTAAGATAGCCAAGTCCCATTTTTTTAGACATTAATGAGAATTCTGGTAATCTATCGTCTTGGTTGTTAAACCTAGTAAAGTTTGATTTTGTCATATAACCGACAACGTAATTAATAGTAAGTTGGTTATTGTTAGCAAGATGAATATGACCGTTTTGCCAGGTGTCTGCGATTTTTTGAGGACTCTGTATAAGAGATTTAGGCAGATTAAATATGATAGCATGATAATGAGGGCGGTGAGTTTGTGTTCCGTATTCTCCACAGGCGTAATATTTTAATTTGTTAGTGGGACATGTTTTTCTTAGTCTTTTAAGAAATAACTGAAAGTCCCTTTTGTCTAATGTCCTGAATCCATTTTCGGATACAGGTGCGTTTTCGTATGTTAATGTTATAAAGCAAGCAGAGCTTGATATTTTTGCTTCTTCGTTTAATCTGAAACTCCAGTGTGATGCTCGGCGTTTTTTACATGCTAGACATTTACCACATGGTACATTAACCATTAAATTTTGGTTGTTGTGGTCTTTCGATTTGTTCCTTACTCTAAAAGGTGTGAAACACTGCATTTTGGTTGATTTAAGTTGTAGGGGGGACTAAGCAAGTCCCCGAACCTACTATAGTCTTAT